CCCAGTCCTACGCCACCAAACCCACGAGAAGCGCGGACTTTGTACGCATAAATAATGATGACTTCCTCAAGGTCACCATCTGGCGAGTAGTAAGTTCGATAAGCATCCTTATCAAACCAGTACAAACGGTACGTTTTTTTAGTTGGTCGAATATAAAATAAACCCCGACCATAGGCAAGGAAACGATCCCAGATTGAATCTAAGCGAGCATCAAGTTTGTTGAACTTAATGACTTGCTGGATGAAATCAAATCGCTGAGTACCAAAGTTATCTTGTGATGGGTAGAACTCAACGCCTTGCCTGATCCCAAACATTTTCATTTGGGAAAGGTGTGCATTGATGAGCATCGTGTCTGCTGATCCCGTGGATTCACGGTTCACAACAGCCTTGAGCATTCCTTCTAAAACAGATTGGCTCGATGTGCTCATAATAAAAAGTTAATCAGTTGTCTTCAATCTCGTAACCAGTTTGAAGACGGCGAAGGGTAATCACATCATCTTCAACTTCAACTTCAAACTCAGTGCCAGGTTGAAGAGCCATATCATGGCACAACTCATCTGGCAACGGGATGATTGCTGAACCGTAAGCGTCTTGCTCTAGCTCAACAACAAAGTAACTGGTGCTCATGTGGACTTAGTATCAGTTTAATTCCGACAATACTCAACCTTAATACTCAAGCTCTAATTTACCGCGTGACATAAGCCCATTGCAAAGCCAAACCATAGCATCAACACAATCATCGTGGGAGCTGACACCAAAGTTAACGATCTCATCTTGCAATGCTTGGAACTTACGGAACTTGTTAAAGAAAATCCGACGTTGTTCAAACAGGCCCATGATGCCCCGGAATCGCGCAAGTTTATCGCCACGGAATCCCTTGACTGGATGCCAAATCAAATTGTAAAGGCCGTGCTCAACCTGGCAAATCCGTTTAAAGTCAGCTTCTAGGGATGCTTGATAGGCCACAGCTTCTGACCAAATATCTACGGTTGAGCCTGTGGGGAAATACTTGTCACCTTCTTTGTACACAATGCCCCACTCGTACATCATGTCCATGATGGATTCTAGTTTTTCCAAGTTGCCCATAATCCGGATGCGTTTGCAATCAATAATGTAGATCTTGTTGCCGACACGCCCACCCAAAACAAAAACGCTGTAGTCGTTGCGTTCTCGAATACCTGCAGACAAGTCAACGCCAACACCAAGTGTGTCAAACTCTGTGGGGATCTTGCTCTTAATGATCAGATCGGCAGAAATAGATAGCTCACTAGTCTGTACAATTTGATTTTGATACTGAAAACTAAAGCTGATGGGAGCCTGGCGTTTCCTGTCCTGCAGGTATTCCAGTGACCACATTTCGGGCCAGTAAGATTTTTCATCCCCTTCTTCATCTACTGTAATAGCCGATTGAACGATCTGTACCCAGTCATTAGCTGGCGTAAAGGTAGTGTTGTGAATATCATCATGGCGGAATCGCGTGCCCAAGCAAATAGCTCGTGCGCCTTCAAACATGGTTGGAACAATAACAGAGTTCCAGTTGTCCTCCATGGCTGCACGAATGTCTCTGTTCTTAATATCATCCGCTGATTTGATAGCGTCATCAATGATACAAAGGTGCGAACGTTTAGAGGTCACTGCGCCTTTAAGACCAGCACAACAGACCGTGAATTCTTCTTCGCCAGTAGATTTAATGCCAGCAAATTTCCAATCAATGCTCCAGTACTCGTTAGAATTAATTCCCTTAGCAATCTTTACTGTTGGGAATATTTCTTTGTAATACTTGTTCTCTTCAATGATGCGTTTGATGGCTGCACTCTTAGGGCGTGCTACATCAACGGTATAAGAAATGTAAAGAATCTTGAGCGGACGTTTATGTAAAGCGTGGATACCGATAGCCCAAGCAGTAAACAAACCAAGAACAGTGGACTTTGCTGATCCCCGTGGCGCCAGAATGTCAATGTTGGGTCCACCAATACCAATCAAGCATTCGCTATCGGCATTGGTACATAGATACTTGTGCCATTCTTTGTGATGGGCTGCAGGAGGTTTCTCACCTACCACATCACAGAAATAAGCAAAGTCCGTCCTTGCTCTTTCAACATCAATGTCGCTGGTCTTCTTGACAACTTGTTGTTTTGCACCGGCACGTGCTGTGCGCCGGTACACCGCATACAGGGAAGTGTTAGCCATGCACTTACCCTAACTCATTACACTTAGGATTCTTCGGCCAGAATTTTGGTCCACACTGCCATTACAGCATCCTGAAGAGGACCTTCAATGGGATCGTCCTTAAAGATCAAAACAATTTCACGCAAAGCTCGATCAGCACCAGCAAGGATCAATCCTTGTTTATCGCTCAAATAACGTTCGTCTTGAATTTGTTTGATGGCGCCACGTAATTCTTTTTGAAGCATGGCAATACGGGCTGTCCCATTATCTTGTTTGACCATGCCCATATCAATAGCTTGACGTAGTTTTTCTACGTCTTCGCGCATGTTGTCAACTTCAATCTCCAAGATTTGCTGGAGGTTACGTTTTTTAAATTCAGTTTGCTGCCACTGGTCGCACTCCACAATGTTACCTGTAAACCCAAGGAAGCGGGCATACAGGTACATCTGAATAGGAGAGCTGTTCTTTTTACAGAACGTGTAGAAGCATTCTTTTTCGTTGTCGCTTAGTGTTTCAATCCAATCAATCATGCACGGAAGGCTCGTTGAGCTTGGCTTGCGTCCTTCTGTTCTTTATAGCGCCGGAACAGGTCTTGTTGCAACTCGGTCTCGCGTTGTTCGCGTGCTTGTGTTTCAACCGTTAAGCGCTCTTCAGAACCACGCAAACCAATTTGTTTTTCTTCGCTAGCTAAGCGTTGACCTTGAGTTAACCGTTCTTGTTCACCAGTTAATCCAATTTGGCGTTCTTGTCCAGCAAGAAGCTCAGCTTGAGTTCTCCGCTCTTCACCACCACGTAAACCAATTAATTGGCCTTCACCAGCAAAACGTTCAGCCTGAGTTAAGCGTTCTTGCGTACCAGTTAAACCAATCTGACGTTCAGCACTTTCAGCTGTTAAACGAGTGGATTCAATTTGACCACGCGTTGCTTCTGTTGCTGCAAACTTAGTGGCGCCAGCAGCTTGTTCAGATGCGTACTTATGCGCTTCAGCTTGTGCAAGAGTCCCTTGAAGATTGAATTGACCTAACTTTTCTCGGCTTTGATTTTCTAAAAATTGCTCATCTAAAGCATATTGGGCCTCCATCTCATTGAAGGTCTCAGCTTGGCCAGCGCCAAGAACACCCATAATGTCATCCCAGATTCCAGTAAAATCAGGAAGTTGCATAATATTGGCATTACCGGTCCCTCTAGGCCCATCGCCACCCATACCTGCACCACCCATACCACCACCCATACCTGCACCGCCCATACCTGCACCACCACCAGTGGCGCCTGCACCGCCCATGCCACCACCAGTCATGGTGCCAGTCATTCCAGCAGCAGCAGTGCCCATGCCACCACTGCTAGCTGCACTTGACATAGCAGAAGAACTGCTAGCGCCACTTGTGCTCATAGCTGCATTAGCAAGATTAACAGCACGAGAAGGAGTAGAAGCTCTGGGACTACTAATAGTTGAAGGTGTACCACCAGCCATAGCACCGCCTCCCGAAGGTGCGCTGCTGCTCATGGCACCGCCACCACCTCCGCCTGAAGGTGCACCGCCTCCGCCGCCGCCGCCCATAGCACCACTACCGCCACCTCCCGAAGGTGCGCCGCCTCCGCCGCCTCCTCCGCCCATAGCGCCGCCTCCGCCGCCGCCTCCGCCGCCGCCCATGCCGCCGCCCATAAATAAAATCCTTGCTACGCTTTAACTATTATAAAAGTTCTGAGTCAACTCTCAGAAGAAAGAAAATCTTTTGCGTTTTCCTCTCCGTAATTAATTACAATTTCTTCTCCAGCTTTAATATCTTTAATTGCATAGTGACGGATAATCTCATTAATTTTGTCCACTTGGTAGTCAGCGTTAGGTTCATAACTATGGTTGTACAGGCTGGCGCAACCAGTACCAATCAACATGTACCCATCACAAAGCCAATAACTGTAAACACGACAAGAAGGAGCTGCATCAATTTCTTCACAAGGAACAGAAAAATATGGCGCTTCTTCAAGCATTTCGTCTTTTTGAATATCCCGCAGTGCAAAAACACCCCAACGATGCCGCTCGGAACGTCGAATGCAGATTTTAAAACCGCGATAAATCTCGTCGCGGCGCAAAGAAGGAACTGAAATGTCCACTGTTAAACCCCATCTAACAGTGGACTATAGCAATTTTTATTGCAAAAGCAAGTTTTTAGCCACGACGACGCAAGGGTTCGATAGCCGCACGACGAGCTGCAGCACGTCCTTGCAGTTTCTGCGCTGAAGCTTCTGCTGCCATCCCAGCTTGTTGTTGCAAGCTAAGGCTACGAGCTGCTTGTGCGGTTGGTGATTCTTCCTTCATTTTGAAAGCTTGCATTTGCCGCCCTAGTTCCTGGTTACGCATGTACTCAGTAAAAGGAAGCGAAGCTGCACCAAATGCAGTTGCTGCGCCTAAGCCCAACACGTTTTCTTTTACAGTCTGTTCAAACTGCAATGGAGCAAGTTTTTTAGCCAAATCAACGTAAGCATCAACTCCTAATTCAGATGGTGTTAATTGTGATGCTGTTTCTGTTGAAGGAACTAAACCAAAGATGTCTTGCGTAACACTTGGCTGCGTAGTAACAGCAAAAGGATTCTGCGTAAATACGGTTGCTTTAGGAGCAATTTTCTCCATAAGATCCCCAGCCCAGTCAACATTGCGTCGGCCAGTAGCAAAATCAACACCAACAGAACGACCTGCCCACTTCTTTAACGCTTCCTTAGCTTCTGGACTACTAAGGAAATCGTCATTTTTGATTCCAAACCCTGAGGTTGGTTTTTGAAAGTAGGCATAAGGATTAGTAAAACCTAAGGCCATGGCTAGTTGCCTCCTCAGAAGTAACGATACTGAGTAGCACCAGCTTGACCAATGTTGCCCAGGAAACCTTCTGACATCCGTTGTGCACCAAGTTGACCTTGTTGGCGCATGGCAGCATCCGTGCTTAGTGCAGTTGCCAGTTGAGCAGCCTTAGCGCCACGAATGAGATCAGCTTCTTTAGAACGCTGTTGATAAGCTTCTTGATAAGGAGCATAACGCAAAGCGTTCTGGAGGCTTTGCATATACTGCTGTTGTTCAAATCGCAGTTGGCTTTGAATAGAACCTAATGGATCAGCGTAAGTGCCAGCATTAGGAGGACCGTATTGATCAAGTTGACCTGGAGTAAGTTGTTCAGCCCCATAGCCAGGAACGCCAGGAAGCTGAGGTTGGCCAATTCCAGTAGCTTGGGAACCTAATCCAGCAGCTTGACTAGCAGCCTTAGCAGCTTTACCAATAGGTTTAGCAACACCAGCTGCTAAACCACCTGCTAGTGCAGGGAGGCCAAGAGCAACGCCAGTTCCTGCAGCTAAACCACCAAGAGCTGTAGCACCTAATGGAGCAATAGGGCCTAAACCAGATTTAATACCAAGCCCAGTTACCCCTTGTAAAGCTTTGGCACCAAGAGCAGTTCCACCCAGAGCTGTGCCCGCCATACGCAAACCAGCAGGAGTAACAGCTCCTAAACCGGCACCCAGTAAGGTAGCTCCTAAATCACCACCACTACGCCGGTAACCTTCAAAGCCACCTAAACCGGCACCGATTAAAGGAAACAACATGATAACTAAATCTTCTTACTAATTATTTTAGAAGAACTATTCTTAACCGAATAGACTGCCAAGGCCACCACCAATAGCTGCGCCTGCTGCTGGACCAAGCGGACCAAATACTCCTAAAGCAGTTCCAGCAATACCAACTGCACTGCCAATAGGACCTAAAGGACTACTACTGCCACCAGTCTGCGTTGTTTTTTGACGAGGAGAAGGTTGATACATTTTCCAACTACGCCCTTGTCCAACTAAGTTAGTGTTTGCTGCGCCTGATTTTAAATACTTATCTAAAGCATTTTCATCTCTGGAACTTTGATAACTCCTAGCTTTATTCAAAGCTTCTAATCCTTTTCCTATAGTTCCAAGCCAGTCAGTTTTTGAAGAACGTTGATTTAATCCACCAGTCTCAGTTAATCCAGGTAGATCAAATTTGCCACCCCAATCAACATCTGGAGTTTGATACCAATCTGTTTTAGGTGCAATTGATGCCCAATCATAAGCAGGTGTTGGAACACCCCCATACGAAACACCAAAATCAGATTTTGTATCCCAGATAGACATTATTGTTGCAAATAAGGGGCAAGTTCTTGCCAGCTCTGTGCTTGAGGTTGTCCTAAAGCTTCACCGGCGTTCTGGAAAGAACCGTATTTGTGCTTCAAGTATTCTACTGGTTGTTCTTTCTTTAAACGATTTTCTGCTTGTTTGTTAAACACAGCTTGTGACGCTTTCTTTGCTAAATAACCAGCGCCAAGTCCAGCAGCAACAATGCCTGCAGAAGTAGCAATCTTAGGTGCGCCAATAGCTTCTCTCCCTCCTACTTCTTTAAGAAGGTCCACCAAATAATCAACACCGCCTTGTGTTCCCTTTTTAATGGGGATCCCTGCTTTCTCCACGGCAATCTCACGACTTAACTGTTTAACAGTTTGTTCTACTTTAGGAGTACGCGTCATGATTGTTTGTGCATAACGCATCTTTTCTGGCAGTGCTTTTTGCAATGCGCCTGTAGTTCCAAGAGCAGCTGCAGTACCAATAGCTGTAGAGGCTGTAACAGGAAAACCAAAGTATTGAATCTCTGGCTCATTTAATCCTTTTGCAGTACCTCGAATAATGCCAAGGGGTCCAACAAAAGATTGCGATTGCGGATCAATCTTTCCAAACCCATCTGGCTTCATATGTTTATAACGTAAATACTGTTGGTAAGTAGGGTACGCAATTTCAGGACGTTCCTCTTTAAAGTTCCTGTAAGGAAGTGGATCGCCGCGTCGGCCAGTAAAATAACGCAATACAGATTCAGCAGCAGGATTAGCAGAAGTCCTACCAGTTGGATCCTCTTCTTTGGAAACTGGTAAGATACTTTTGAAGCCAGCAGGGCGCGCACCTTGAAGCGGGTTACCAACTGCACCGCCTAAAGCAGCAATAGCAAACGGAGTACTGCGGCCAAGAAGATCTGTTGTAATCGGATCAAGTCCCATCTTTTCTCCAGCAGCACGTCCTATGTTGCGACCAACTGCCAGAGTGTGGTTTAAAAACCAATAAGTGCCACGTGAAGCATCTGTTAAAACATCAAGGGCGCCAGTAGCAGCTGCCAGGGGAAGATTACCTTGTTTTGCATAACCAACAGCTTCTTTGATTCCACCATACACAGCACGTGGTCCGCTAGCACCACGGCCAAGTTCTAAACCTTTCTCTACGTAGTTACCAAATTCTTTCCCAAACTTACCAGCGGCAGCAACGCTATTAGAAAGATAGTTTGGAATATTTGCAAAACGCATTAGAAATACCTTGTTGTTGGCGTGCTCAACATTTGATTTGCAATCTCAAATGGGTTAGCTGTGCCACCCTGGCTAACATGATAAATGTAGCTAGGGAACTTATAGTTCCTGGCGTAGGTTAATTCTAAACGGCGTTGATGATCTAAACCTGGATCATCTGTTGCGGTAACTGGAATTTGCTGTTCTACTGGGGCAGTAGCTGGAATATCTCCATAACTCTGTCTGCTCTGACCGCTACCATACCCTTCTGGAATAACAGCATTAGCAATAGCATTGCTGATTGGTTCAGTGACTGTGCTAGCACCAAGAACACCAACACCAAGTTTTCCTGCACCAGCAGCTAACCCAGCTAAACGCATCGGCATTTGACCAGGCAACCCAGCTTGCCCTAATCCTGCAGCAAGCTGTCCCTCTAAACCTGAGATGCCTGGTACAGCGCGTTTCAGTCCAGTCATTACAGTCCGCTCAACAGGACCACTGAGAGCACCAATTGTGGCGGAACGCAAAAGACTCCGTTCAAGCGGAGGTGGTTCGTTGCCAAGAACCCGTGGCAGTGCCTGTTCTAGTGCCAGGTTTGCGCCAGCACCTAAGGCAGCTTCCTTGAGCAACGCTCTTCCGCCAGATGGAGCAACAATGGGAGCAAGGCGTTGGCCTGCAAAACGGAGGACGTTAGCAATTGTCATGATACGGAAGTGCCTTCAGAACCAGGAAACTCTTTTCCTTTTTCAGCTTTTTGTTGAATTATTCCAGCTAGTCCACCTGCATCAACTCGATCTTCTGGTGCTAATACACCACTGCGATCATAGTTGGCAATAAAGTTTGCAAGATAATCTCGACCACTAATTGAAAACGGATCTTTGCCAGTGTTAGGAATAAGTTGACCACTGTTTCGATCCTTAGTTAAATCAAGATCTTCTTGAAACCTGCCATATGCAATGTTTGGATTAACAGGATTGGTGTCACGCAAATCAGATAAAAACTTATTTAGATAGTCTTTACCTGCCGTTTGTTGTTCTACAAACGGACCCAAAGAGTTTCCTGCTTCTTTACTAGCTGCAGTGACTCGATTGAGATAAGGCTTTTGCGTTTTAAACATCAATCTTTGTTTTTCTTTTTACGAAGACCTGCAAGAGTTTTTGCAAGTTGTGCACGCTTAACGGTTTTTTCACCGTACTTATCTGGATTTGCAGTTACTTCTTTTGCAAACTCAGCAGTGCTCATGCCTGCTTTTTCTGCCTGAGCAGAAAAGGCGCCAGGTTTTTTGATAGCGCCTTGAATCCAATTACCTTTGGCCATTACTTAAGAAGTTTCCTAGCTAGAACAAGAGCATCCTGTTTGGTTGCAGTACCCGAAATAACATTGGCTAAAACATCAGCAGCAGCCAAAGCTTTAGGTTCTGCTGCAGACTGCTCAAACTTGCGAACTTTATCAGCAGCAACTTGAGGCAACCAACGTTGCGAAACCTCAGCAACCATATCACGAAGTTCTTTTGAAGTTAAATCACTATCGGAAACAGCTTCAATAGCTAATTCAATAGCAAACTCAACATCAGATCCACTCCACTGGCGCATATTGCGCTCCAGCAATGGATCTAAAACATCGTAGATACGAGAAAGAAGTGGGCCGTACTTTAACAGTTTCTGTGCAGACAGGAACCGTGCAAGAAGGGTAGCTCCTGCAGTAAAGCTTGCACCTATAACAAGTGCAATGATTGGCTCCAGGAATGTCATAGTTTCTCCCTAATAATGATCATTCTAAATGTCATAACTCACCACGCAGAGCTTTACGAACAAGCTCATCACGTTGGCGCATGAGTTCAATTTGTTGGGCTCGGGGACTACCTGCAGGAGCTGGAGGACGTTTGGCAAATCGAGTTCCTAATGCAGGATCAACACCAGATTCACTAATAGCTCCACCGCGAACAATACTTGCAGGAAGCTGAGTACCTTGACGACCCCTAACTCGTTGGCCACTCTGGCGCAGAGCTTCAATTTGGCGGCGGCGTTGTGCAGCTTTCTCACCGCCCATAGCTTGTGTGCTGTAAGCAAGGCCACTGCTGGGATCAATGCGCTCAGGAGTTGCTTCTGCAATTTGTGATAACAATGCAGGATCAAAAGAAGCTGGATCAATCACATTGGCTGCAACACCTTTGAAGGTCCGTCCTTCACGCCCCATAACCCGTTGAGGTTCAACAGCAGTACCACGTACAGGAGTAACAGCGCCAGTAGCAATCTGTACTGGGCTTACATCCTCTGGACGGAAGATCGTAGCGCGACCAGTCAAATCATCAACACCTTTATAAAGAACAGGAGTTACATCTTCTGCAGAACCAGGAGAGAGACCAAAGCTCAACTCACCCATAGATTCCACAGCTTCCCGCCGACGACCAATACCGCCAACTTCTTGACGACCTGCACCACCACGGGCACGCATCTGGTAGTACTGGCTGGTAGGCATTCCTTGTACTTCAGGGACAACACGGGAACCAACGACCTCACCTGTGGTTTCACTGATGATGGGAACCTGGCGAATACCTTCTGTTACTTCTGGCTTAAGTTTGTACAACATACCAGAAGCTTCTGCTTGAGCTAAACGATTGCGTGCTGCTTCACTGGCTGTTGCTGTACCACGCAACATGCGCTCAGTACGAGGACCTAAGCTTTGCAGTTGAGCCTGGCTCGGTTGATAAGTAGAAGGAACACCTAACTGTGTTAAAGCACGCTCCTTCATGATGCTTTGCATGTTCAATGCAGCCTGCAAAGATTCAGCGCGGCTTTGAACAACAGGAACACCAGTCTCTGGATTGATGACTGGATTGAATGCTTCATAAAGAGAGCTTGTTGGAACACTTTCGCCAGAAGGAAGTGTTACACGGATGGGTAAACCTGGAGCACCGCTGTATGCAGAACGGATTGCACCAGGGTCTCCAGTTGCTTGAAAGATTGCTTCTGCTTGTTTTTGGACAGTTGCTACACGGGGATCAGCCGAGAAAGTCCGCTGCACACCACTCAATGCGCCTTGAGGAATAGGACGTTGCGGACTGAGCAGACCTGTCAGTTCTGCAGCTTCTTCTGCACCTTCTGTTGCTAAACCACGAGGAAGAACCGTGTAGCGAGCAGGCCGACCCTCAATTGCCCCTTGCACTGGAGTAAAAGTAACTCCAGCTGCAGAAGAACCTTCTGGTCCAGGGAATCGACCAATAGCAGAAACCTGTGCCGGGGTAGTTGTTGCAACTTGAGTCGATGGTGTCTCAAGGATGGGGTTAC